CAAAATTTCATGTTTGCTATATCGTTCCGATATCCTTGCCAGCAATTCCTGGCCGAAACGCTCTAGCCCCATGTCAAACGTCACCAGCTCATCAACGATGCGCCATGCACCGCCAGTACTGCGCTGGCCAAATATAGCTGCCGGCGTCAAACCAAAGTCAATACCAATCTGGACAGGATAGTACGGATCAATCTCTACATTGCCGGACATAAGCTCATCATCATATTCTGGCCAGACTGGTCTGCCTTCCTGGACAAATGTAAACTTGCCCTCGGCATAGCAGCGTATCCAATCTACATTTTTTCCACCGAGCAGCTGTTCATAATATCCAGGCGGTAGGTTGTTTCTGTTCTCTGCCTGTGGATTAACTTGCCACCATTTTCCACCGCTGTGGATAAAACCCTGGCTCTCAGGATGGTTTTCTGGCACTTCATCAGGCCCAGCCATAAGAACGCCACCTGGTTGCCGGAAGAACGTCCACGGATAATTACCTTTAATCGGGTTTTTCTCAGATAGATCGTGCCACCAGTGATCGTTGTCTGGCGGGTTGGTATCCATCCAGATGCCATACCATGTTGGCCCACCGTCTGCTTTTGTCGGATAACGGCCTACACGGTGCGTCAGACCATCAATAACAGCCTTTGGCAGCTCTCTTGCCTCATTCACCCAGGCGCCGGTCAATTCCAGCGATAGCAACTTTCTAACGTCCTGGGGGCTGGACAGCGCCATGAAGATAACCTCACAGTCAATGCCGGCAGCATCACCACGGCTAGGTAGTTTCAAATGATGCGAGATAGGCGGTTGCCATCTCATGCCTCCCCATGTGGCCTCTGGAAATAACTCCTGCCAAGTTTTGATAGTGGTGGTTCTAAGCTCGGGGTATGTATTTCTAACAACCACAAAACGGCTGTATCTGATACCATCTCTGGGGGATGGTTTCTGTCTAACAGCTCGGAGCATAATCTCCGCAGCACAACCATAGCTTTTCCCTGATCCGACTGGCCCCATAAGCCCTCTAACAAAACTGTCATCGTTTAAAAACCTATAGACTGTCGGACTGTTGCTGAAATCCAGATTAAGCGAAGGTACATCATTCTGGGGCATCTTTTTCCTCATAGGTGGTTGTCATAGGCTCATCCGGCCCTTTGATGTTAATACCAACGATACTCGGCTTATCTTCGTTCTGTTCCGCATCCAGCATACCAGATGCCTTGGCCAGCACTCGCAACACCGAAACCTTGTCGTGCATCTCAATAGTTACATCTTCACCGCGCACCGATATCTTCTTTATCGCCTTCAATGCGTGTTCCGGTATCTGATCGAACTCTTTTATCGAACCATCCAGGTTAACAATATCCGTTATGTTGGCCGTGCCAAGCGCAATCAGCTCGGCAGCAACAGCCTCTTTATGCTGGTAAAGCGTTTCAGAACGCCCGATCCGGCGCTGCACCATACGCACACCGCCAAATCGTCCCAATGGTGGCCGTTTATCCGTCATACTTTGATCTCGACCCTCTTGCGCCGGTTAATGGCCGCGCACCCTCGCGCTTGTCTTTGCGATACTGGCGCCACCATTCAGCTGTATTGCCATGATGAACAAATACCGGAACCTCAACTAACCGCAACGCATTATGCAACTCAGCATATGTCGGGGATTTATCACTCCTCACCATCTTCTATCTCCCCATATCCATCACAACGCTCACAAATATCCATATATCCCTCTAAATACCCACCATTCAAATGGTCAACCACAGGCCGTTCATACTCAGCCTGACCCATACCACCACACTCAGGACACTGTTTCATCGACATAACTCAATTCCCCACCACAAGCACCACACTTCACAACCCCAGGAGCAGAATCCCAAACCCTGCCCCTGGTCATAGCGCCACAAAAATCACAGTCTATATGACGATCATATACCTGTTTAAAACCGGATGTCGTCATCGAACCCTGACGCCGGCTGCGTGTCACCGCCTGGCGCGTCATATCCACTCGGCTTGAAACCCTCATCCTTGCGGCCTCCATCGTCCTCAAACAAATTTAACCATACATCACCCTCTTTATTCGGCAATGGCAATACGTCCAACTTCATACGCAACTTGCCATCCTCTTTCTCAAACGCCTTGCCAATCCGTAACCATACTGGCTTATCACGGTTGGGTATCTCTTTAGCTTGCATGATATTATACATTTTCATCGTTCAATCCTTCCTGTTTATCCGATATCGTAACCCATTTATGAAAAATGGGAAAATAGTTTTTTGAGACCCCCATACATATACGCGAGGGGTGGGGGGGCAAGGGGTGCCCGTGCGCGAATCTTGTTAACTGAAATCCGGTTAACATTGCACGTTTTGTCGCATAACGTTAATTATGCGTAACCAGTATCGTTTGTTTACAGTCACTTACAAAGCCTGTGGATTAAAGTTAACTGAATATGGGTTGATATGCCTATTTGTTGTGCAGCTGATCCTGGTCATTGTCTCGATCCTGTCCATATCGTAAATCGCCCTACAATCGCCGCAGACTGGCGCTAGTCTTTTTTAGTACGTCTGCAACCTTTTTATCCTTAGAGCCGCTCAGTGCGCGTTGTACGGGCTTCTGAAAGTATCCTATGCCCCTGGCAAAGTCCCTGCGCTGCTCTTTGCAGTAGTCCAGGTGGCTTTGCAGTATCTCTGCCCATGCTTCTGCATCGAGTCCTTGCCTGATCCATGATTCAGCGACCAGTTCATCACGTTCTTGATAGTTCCTTGGCGTGCCAAATGATTCAGCAACTCGCAAAAACATAACACACAACTTTCTAGCATTTCCCTTTATATCGTTATTATTACTCGTTAGTGTCTCGTTCTGTGTAACCTCAGATGTTACACGTAAGTTAACCCTAGTGTTACACCTGCCTGTAACCTCAGATGTTACACCTGATCCCTTTGCACCTGTAACTTCTGGTGTTACACCTGTCAGTCCTGCTTCGGCCTCGGCCAGCTCCATTTGTTCACGGGCTGTCAGGTTAGAACGTGCTGTTGATTCGCTCTTGATGGTCTTGTCATAGATTACTTTGATGGTATTGGTCTTTTGGTCTTTGTACTGTTTCTTGGCATAGACCAGGTATCCGGTATCGAACAAGCGCTTTACCTGTCTGTTCACGGCTGGCCGGCTGATCCCTAAATCCTTGGCGATACGGGCTTGTGATACAAACGTCCGGCCCAGCTCATCGGTGTAGCTGCATATCACGGCTAACACTGCAAGGGCTGCGGTTCTGTTTATCTCTGGGTCTTGTACGGCTCGTATTGGTAGTATGCTGTACTGTCTTAGGTCTTTGTTTCTTATTGTCTCGATCTTCATCCCTGTATACTCCCGCCAGGGCTGCGGTCAGCTCCCCAATTGTCCATGTTACTTTCCCTTCCTGGCCGATTAGATCACGGGCAATGCGAAAGACTCCCCAGCCTTCCTTGAAGCAATCCCGTATCACTATCTCAGCGTGTTGTTCGTATTTGTCCATCAACCCAGCTCAATCGTAATAACCAGCAATGGCTGGCCGTAAACCTTTTTGACCGACAACTGATACACCTGGTCATCATCATCGTATGTGATACCGTTCAGAGCATCCAACGCTGCCTTGGCCACGTTGTCAATGTCTGGCCGGCCTGGCGTGATCTCACCACGGAGCGCTGCTTGCTGCTTTTTCTTTGTCCATGACTTCGGTATTTCAAACTGCGCCAGGATGTTCATCTTGACCGGCGCCGATGTCTTAACCCATCCAACTGATTCAATTTCGCGCTGCGCTGTCATGCCGATCAGCTGCTCATAAACCTTGGTCTTTGCTGGCGTGTATGTTCTGCCCCTGGCGAACCTTGGGCGCCCTTTGCCTACCGGCTGACCAGGCACGACAATGTGTAGCTGATCCGTCATTGCCGAGATAACCAGGCATCAACTGCTTTCGGCGCCGCAGCTGCCGGATCGTTTATGCCTTGCTCGATCATCTCGACCACGATTTGCGCCTGGCTGCATGATTTTTTTTCTGCCAGATCATCAATTTTTTTCTTTAAGACTGCCGGAACCCGTAAGTAAAACCCGACCAAATCCTCAGATTTCTGCCGTTTTTTAGCCATTCATACCCTCACAAAAAAAAAGTTAATAAAAAAAATGCGATATCACTGTTGACTCTACCGATATCGGTGATAATGTATAGGGTGACTGATGGCTAATAGGAGGCTAAACAATGAATGATCTTTTCGATTTACCAGGCGCTCGGCAAGAGGTTGGCAACCGGCAGACAGACATCGAGCTGCACGTTGCCGAGGCTCAAGACAAGCCTGTAGAGGGTAAGCAATACACAGAAGCGGAGGTTAAATAATGTACACAGAAGCACAAATGAAAAAGGCGCTCGGCGCAAAGCGGTGGGAGAAAGTCCAAGACTATGACTTTAGTTGTGGCGTCATAGACTTTGCCTTCAAGCTGCCATGGACTCACCCTGGTTACGGGACTACCACTTGGGTTTGTGAACCAGAGTACAACCAGATGACCAAAAAAGATGTTGTCGATGACCTCAAATACTTCATAGACGGTCTCGTACATGATTGGAATCTCTGCCCATATGACAGCAATGGAAATATCAAGGAGGTAAAATAATGAACAAAAAGGTAGCTAAAAAATTGTGGGCAGCAGAGAAAGCTATAACCCAAGCTGCCGAAATGCTGAAAGGTCATCCAGATTTGTGGGAGGAATGGGATCAGGTTTGCTCACTGTCTGAGAAAGTTTGGCAGAAAGCTGATTACTTTGAAAACAAGGAGGTAAAATAATGGTTAGATTCAAACCAACACGGGAGTTTTATATACCAAAGGGCGGCGTCAGAGTCGCTGACAAGAAAAGCACTGCGGTGTGCTACATGATCGGCAAGAACGATTACCATGTGGTCATGGGGTTTGCCGGCAAGCGGCAGAAGCCAGACTTTCACTATCGGTTTACGACTCTGGAAAAAGCCCAGGCATACGTTGCCAAGTTCTTTACCGATGTGCAAGCAGCCGAGGACTACAAAGCCCAGGCCAAGCAGCGGGACACTGACCGGCTTGCAAAAATGCGGGACAAGGTAAAGGTCGGGGATATCTTCTATACGAGCTGGGGTTATGACCAGACCAACATTGACTTCTACCAGGTTGTAGATCGGACAGCGGCAACGGTTGAGGTTGTCAAGATCGGTAAGAATTGCGTGGACAGCATGACCGGCGTTGACATGGTGGTTCCAGACCCGAACCCAATGGTCAAGTGGGGCGACACAATCAAGCGGAAGATCAACACCACTGGCTTTAAGATCGCCAGCTATGCATACGCTTACCCTTGGGATGGTGAGCCAAAGCATGAGACAGCTGCCGGTTGGGGACACTAGATGCTAGAGTTTCTCAAATGGTACTTTGATAACCAGGCAGAGATCGAAGCGGTAGAGAGCAGCAACGCTGCTCCTGCCAAGATCATCACAGAGCTTAAAGAGCGTACTTGGGCAATGACCCATGAGCAGCGGTGGGTAATTCACAACATTTTTAATGAGGCACAGCAATGCAAAAAGGCGATTTAATCGGAGCAGGGATTCTATTCTTGTTCATTATGGGTTGGGTTGATTGGCTTTGGATGTTCGGAATCGAGAACAGCCGGTCATATACCTGGTGGAGTTTAATAGCAATGGGAGCAGACTTATGGAAGTAGATATTAAAACAATGTACCACCGCAATGCGCCAGATACCGAGCGCGAAGCGGCAGAAAAAATAGCACCAAGAGTCACGGGGCTGAGACTCAAGGTGCTAAGTGCGTTGCGCGATGAGGGAGAGACAGGCGCAACGGGGGAGGTAATCACTAACATTCTGGGCGAATGGATTTACAGCGTCAAGCCCAGGATCACCGAGCTGGCAAGATATGGCCTGGTCGAAGATAGCGGCAGACGGGTTATGAACAGCCGCAAGCGTAACGAAATTGTATGGCAGATAACAGAATCAGGAAGGAACTTTTTGGATGGCTAAACTATCACCAAACACACATCTATCGGGCAGCGTTATCCCTGCTTGGCTTGGCTATAGCCAATGGGATAGCCCTTATGAGATTATAGATAGGGCAAAGGATGCCGCAAAAGGCATACAGCCGGCGCCCTTGGATAGCTTGCCGGCAGACATTGGAACAGCTGTCGAGCCTATTATC